TCTTGGCGTCACGGTAGATTACAAGGGCACCACCAACCGATATCGCTACAATCAAATCTATGTCGAAGGCACTTGGTACACGGCGGGATATGTCTGATGCTGAATTTTCCCGATACGCCGAGCAATGGTCAGGTCTACTCCTTCTACGTGTGGGATGGAGAGAAATGGTCGAGGAGCGGCACAGTGTTAGCTGGCGATCCGGCGAGCGACACCAACCCGCTGATGAACGGCGTGTTGCTGCCGGGTCTCTCGTACAGCTACGCCCGCGCCGATCACGTTCATCCGAGCGACACCTCGCGCGCACTGCCGAACAATGCTGCGCTGACCGGGACCACGACAGCCGAAGCCGCCAACATCACCGGCAACATCAACATCAGCGGCACCTTCACCAGCCGCGCCAAGAGCCACTATCTCGGCATCCCGTCCGGCAACGTCTCGCCGCCACTGAAGAGCGAAGCCAACATCATCCTGTACGATGTCGGCGGCGACAACTGGTGCGGCATGGGCACCGATCTAAACGGTGCGTTCTGGATACGGACGGGTTTGTCGGGGACTCCGGGGCCAGCGCTGCTTATCGATCAGGGCCGCAACGCCACACTGTTGAAGACGCCGACAGCGCCGACACCTGCTACAGCCGACAATTCGACCAAGGCAGCGACGACGGCATACGTTATGGCCAACCCGGCCACCGGGCCGTACGTGACGCTGTCTGGTGCCAATACGATGACGGGCATGCTCTACATTGCCAACGCAGACTTTCGGACACATCGCGGCGACAGAACCGGTGTTGTGTTTCTCAACAACACGGGTGATCGCTACCTCTACTACAACGGCAGCGGCTATCATCTGCCGGGCGCGCATGCCGCTTCCGCCAACGGCAGGCTGTGGGGTCCCAACGATTACGCGCAACCGATCATCAACATTCGTCTGGCGTATGTTGCCGACTACCAGCACGACATAAACAACACGGGGCTGGTCGAGCCGTATGGCGGTTCGTGCTCAACCGGCGTGTCCGGAAACTATCACATTGGCTACACCTACGGTTATGTGCGCTACCGGCAATTCCAGATTCAGCTTGGCAACGGCGGATGGTACGCGGTGGGCTATGCTTAATTTTCCGAACACGCCAACCGTCGGTCAAAAGCATCAGGCCTATATCTGGGACGGCGAGAAGTGGTCGACCTCACCTGTCCTGACCTTCGCGGGTGGCAGCGACGCAAGCCCGGTGATGGATGGCGCTGCCAGCGCCGGAAGCAGCACCAAATATTCGCGCAGTGATCATGTGCATCCGAGCGACACATCTCGCGCACCGATCAACAACGCGACGTTCACTGGTGTGATGACGGCGGCGATGATCAATGTCAGCGGCAATGTCACGGTCAATGGCAGGCTGATCTCGACGGCGAAGGGCCACAAGTTCGGCACGGCGGGCGGCACGGCAGCGGCTGGCGCTGTGACGAAAGCCGACGCCAACATCAAGCTCTACGATCACACTGTCGAAGGGTCACCGGATAGCTGGTGCGGCATCGGCACTGACAGCAGCGGACATTTCTGGGTGCGCACCGGCTACAGCGGCAACCCGGCTCCGGTGTTCTACATCCAGAATGATCAGACGATGGTGTTTCGGGAACCTCCGACGCTGCCGACGCCTGCCGCTGGCAACAATTCAACGAGGATCGCGACGACGGAATTCGTGAAGGGTCGAGCCGGTGGCGGCAGCTACGTGCCGCTGTCTGGCGGCAGTGTTGGCACCTTGACGCAGGCCGGTGCCGACATGTGGGTGCACAACAACGGCAACTACGGCGTGATCTATCTCGGCAATTCTGGGGCGCGCTATCTGCAGTGGGATGGCGGGACATACAATTTCAACGGCGCGGCGGTGTTCGCCGGGCAGGGTCGCATCTACGGCACCAACGATTGGGGTGGTGCGATGCCGTACAACAATGCGCGGCTGGCTTACGTGACTGACCGCAACTTTCCCTACGGTGAGGGTATGCAAGAGCCCTATGGCGGCAGCACCATTACAGGACAGACCGGGAGTCAGGCCGCTGGCGATTGGATACGGCGCTTTCGACAGTTTCAATATTACACTAACGGCTGGTTCGCGATTGGCTACGCATGAAGATCATCGATCACGGCAAGTGGATTCCGTACAAACCATCGAATGATGCATGGCCCGAAGGCGCGCCTGCGCAGGCACTGTTTGCCAAGCGTGAGAGCGATGGCGTGGACTGGTACGATTACGTCAACCCACCGAAGGAAAACCGGCAGCGCCTGTTCTCTGAGAACTTCCGCGAGGACAGCGTCAAGATCGCCTTCATGTGGCATGAGAGCGAACAGCGCTGGAAAATCGGACCATCGGTGATCGATGCGACCCTGATCTTTCCCGCAAACCAGATCGTGCGCGAGATCATCGGCTTTGGCACTACCGACGAGGACGAGATCATTGCGCGGCTGCGCAGTAGGTACATCGACCCTGAGACCAACGAGATCACCGATCCGCCGCCGCCCCGGAAGATGTCCGAGGATGAGGCGTTCGTGATGAACAATCTGGCCGAGGTCATTGTCGACCTGCGGGCGCGCGTCCAGCAACTGGAGAAAGCGAGAGATGACAAATAGCGAAATTCTGGCCCAGCGCATCGAGAAGGATGTGCGCTACCTGATCGGCGATCTGCACATGCAGATTCTGGTGCTGCGCAACGTGATGGCTTTGCAGCAAGGCGAACAGCCGCAGCAAGAGCCGGTGCCGCAGCCAGCGCCGCCAGCGCCAGAACACAAAGAGCCGGAGCCGAAGCCCGAACAACACGCGCGCACCAATGGCGCGATCAACCTGCGAGGTTAGCCATGACCGTTACCCTAAGCGTTGACGCAACCAGCCGCATCGCGCGTTTCGAATTCTCTTCGCCGCATTTGCCGAGCGGTATGGTGTACGGCTACAGCGAGGTGTTGCTGCAGGAGCCCGACAGCCCGAGCAAGGGCGCGGAAATCCTGCGGCCTGTCACACCTATGATGGGCACGTCCACACCGACGGAAGGCGAGAAGATCACCTACGGAATCATGCCCGGCACCGCGATCAACCGTGGCATCCCGATGGTGATGGAGGAGACCGTCGATGTTGACGGCAACACCATCAGTTTTGCGACGGTGCTGCAGGCGATGGGCGCGTTCTTCGAGAAGTGGCGGGTGGAGGATGCGACCAAGCCGCCGCCGATGATGATGGCCGCACAGCCGCCGACGCTGCCGCCGCCGGACCCAGATATCCCGCTGGACGATCCCGTGCAGCAATGATCGACGCGAGCGGTAGGGTGCGAACGTCGTGGTTTCGGGAAAATTCCACGCTGATCTACTTCCTTATCGCGCAGTTGATCGCTATCGGCGCTGGAGGTGCCAGCATGCTGGCCTACTTCACCAAGCTGGAGACCCGGGTCTCGATCATGGAAGAGCGCGGCGCGGCCTACACGGTAGGCCGCATGGACGAGATGAAATTGAAGATCGCTGTGCTCGAACAGCAGATCGAAAGCAACGAGGCGTCGATCAGGCGCATCGTTGAGCAGTATCTGAAGAACCCGCCGAAGTAATCACACAGGTGACATCATGAAGACCACCGATTTCGTGGAACGCTTTGTCATGGATAAAGCGATGCTGGCCGACAAGAAGTTCGCGCTGAAAAAGCTCAACGACGGCTACATGGTCTGCATGCCGCGCATCGCGCGCACCGGCATTCAGGAATATCTCGGCATCGAGATGGGCAGGCCGGACCTTGAGAAGGTGCTGGTCTATCGCCCGGAATCCGAAGTGTTCTCGCACGACGCGGTCAAGACGCTGGTCGGCAAGCCGGTCACCGTCGAGCACCCCGATGTGATGATCACTGCAGAGAACTGGAAAGATTACGCGGTCGGCCATGTCGGCGATGAAGTGATGCGCGACGGCGACTGCATCCGCGTGCCGCTGCATCTGATGGACGCCACCGCTGTCAAGGAAGTGAACGGCGGTCGAGCGGAATTGTCCGTCGGATATTCCGCCATCATCGAGTGGGCTGACGGGGTGACGCCGAGCGGCGAACCCTACAACGCCAAGCAGACCTCCATCCGTGCCAACCACGTAGCGATCACCCATACCGCACGCGGTGGACCTCTTTTGCGTATGGGTGACAACCGGAGAGATACAATGGCCACCAGAACCATCAGCGTAGATAGCCTTCAGGTTACGCTCGAAGATCGTGACGCGCAGATTGTCGAGCGTCACATCGCAAAGCTCGCAGCGGACCTAGCCACGGCGCAGACCGTGCTCGCCGCCGCGCAGACCGCTGCGCAGACCGACGTTGCGAAAGCAACGACCGACGCCGCCAATGCGAAAGCCGAAGTGCAGACCAAGGATGCGGAGATCACCACGCTGAAGAGCCAACTGGCCGATGCGAAGATGACGCCGCAGAAGCTCGACCAGATGGTGGCGGCACGCGTCGCCACCGTGCAGCGCGCCAAATCGATCATCGGTGATGCGCTCGTGGTCGATGGCAAGACCGACGCCGACATGCGCAAGCAGGTGGTGCTCACCAAGCTCGGTGAGGTCGCCAAGGATTGGAATGACGACATGATCAATGCGTCGTTCAACACGCTGTCGGTTGCCACCGTCGACAACAACTACAGCGGCAACGGCCTGAACCATGTGGTGCAGGTGATCGCCAGCAACGACCCCGGCGGCGACGCACGCGGCAAGGCCTATGCCGACTACGACAAGGACATCTCCAACCGCTGGAAGACCGCAGGCGGTCGCGCCGCCAACTAATGCGGCATTACACCAGCGCCTACCCATCAATCCCATTCAACAGGAGTCACGATAATGGCCGAAACCACCCAGAGAGAAGAAGTGCAGCACGAGGAGCCCGCGAAGACCAAGGGCGAGCTTATTGCACGCAACGCAACGCAACTGGCGGCGAATGTTTCACCGTTCGCTGTGGTGCAATCCACCTTCCCCGAGCAGATGCGGCAGGGCTTCCCGGGCATGGTCAACCGCATGGTCGACTACAACGCGGTGACGCGTTCGGTCGAAGGCTCGGCGGTCTCCGGCGTTGCGCCCGCGCGCGCGGTCTCGCAATCGCTGGCATCCGACATCGGTTGCACCATCGGCGGCACGCTGAAGGATTTCGTCGGCATCACAATCCTCGATCCGACGATCATTCAGGTCATCGGCTCGACGGTGCCGCCCGAGAGCTATCCGCAATATGCCAACTGCGGCGTGCTCACCAAGGGTGAAATCTTCGCCACCGCCACGGTGCCCACGGTCACTGGCGATCCGGTGCACTTCGGTGCTGCGGATGGCGTCCTCACCAACACTGGCGGCATCGGCCCGGTTGTCGGCGCGCGCTGGAAGCATACGCGTCCGGCCAACGAACTCAACGTCGTGCAACTCGGCATCCAGCGCTAAGCGAAACAGCTTCGCGCCTTTCGGAGAAAGCCACAGCCATCAGGAGTCAGAGAGATGAACTACCATATGTTTCAGAGAGACGCGCAGCAACTCGCGTACAACTTCGTGGTCAACCAGACCACGGCCATCGAGAATCAGGTGATCCGCATCCAATATCCAGAGGTGCAGTATCCTGATCTCGTCCCTGTCGACACCAATACCGGCAACGAATGGGTGAAAAGCATCACCTATTACAGCGCCGACATGGTAGGTCGCGCGGATTGGTTTCACCACACGGCGCTCGATGTGCCGCTGGCTGAACTGAGCCGCGAGAAATTCGAGCGCGGAATGGAGATGGCCGCCATCGGTTATCGCTACACGCTCGAAGAGGTCGCCAACGCGATGAACACGCCGGGCCTCAACCTCACCGCAGACAAGGCAGCAGCCTGCCGTCGTGCCTACGAGGAGTTCGTTGACAACCTCGCGCTGCGCGGTTCGGTGCCAAAGAACATGCAGGGGCTGATCAACTCGTCGCTGGTGACGGCGACGACAGCACCGGCAGACGGCACCGGCTCGGCAACGACCTTCGCCTCGAAGACCAACCAACAGGTCATCCGCGATATCAACTCGGCAATGACCGGTATCGCCACCGGCACCAATTGGCTCTACTACGCCGACACCATCCTGTTGCCGCCCGCCGTGCTGGTCGGTCTGGCCGGGCGCATCATCGAATACTCATCGATGACGCTGCTCGATTGGATCAAGCAGTACAACGTGCTCACGGTGCAGACCGGACGACCGATCACGCTGGCTGGCGTGCGCGGACTTGAGACCGCTGGCCTCGGCGGCATCTCGCGCATGGTGGCCTATCGCCGCGATCCCGAAGTGCTGAAGATGTGGATTCCCATGCCGCATCGCTTCCTGCCGGTATGGCAGCGCGGGCCGCTGGTGTTCGACGTTCCGGGCATCTTCCGTCTCGGCGGTGTCGAGATCAGGCTGCCTGCGGCGATGCGCTACCTCGACGGCGTCTAGCAAAAGCGCAGGCGCAAAAGTGCCTGCCTATTGCTCCACCTCAAAACCATTACAGGAGAACATCAACATGGCGAAGATCAAGAACACGGGCTTCCAGCCGCGTGGCTTCAATACCGAGGAAGGCAGCCACGTCATCGTGAAGCCCGGCGAGGAAGCCGAGTTCAACATGACCGAAGCAGACTTCAAGCATCTGCAGGAGACGATGGAGGGTCTTCCCGATCCGAAGCCGTTCGAGGTTTCCGGCAGCCACGGCGGCGTCAAGGCCAGCAAGGCCAACAAGGAAGCTGAAGAGATGCCTGCGCAATCCACCGAGCCGCCGACATCGCAGCCGCATCAGGAGAACATGCAGCCGACGGTGACGCCGATGACGGAGAAGGAACGTCAGGAGCGTCAGCAACGCAGTGCCACGCCGCAACGCGGCAAGCAGGATGACGACGACAACGGCAGCACACGGACCTCGCACCGAGGCAGGTGATATGGCGATCACCACAACGATGCCACCCACCATCGCTGAATTCCGGAAGGCGTTTCCGGAGTTCGCGTCGGCCAGCGATGACCAAGTGCAAATGGCCATCGATACGGCGATGACATGGGTGGACACTTTCTGGTTCTGGCCAGACGCCAAACTCGCGGTGATGTATGCCGCCGCGCATTATCTCTGGCTGCACGACAAGGCCAGCGGCGGCCTCATTACTGGCGGCGGTGGGACCGGCGGCGGCACACCGCCTGTTGTTGATTCCGAAGCTGGTTTGATCTGGGTCAAGAGCGTTCGCTTCCGCGACCGGCAGGTGACCTATGACCGGGTCTCCGGCAGCGCGTCGGGGACCGAAAGCAAGACCGAAAAGGTCTCATCGTCGTCGGAGGATTTCTGGAATTCATCCCCCTACGGCCAACTCTATCTCTCGTTTCGCAGGCGCAACGTCCCCCACATCGCGGTGATCTGACATGGAATACACCCTGCCCGTAAGACGCTTGCGCATGACGGCGGTGCTGCAATCCATCGACGGCGGCGGCTCGCCCGGCAAGATCGAGCTTCGCAACGCCGAGCGTGTCATCCTCGCCACGCTGCTCTTGACCATGCCGTCGTTCTATCTGGTCGGCGACGATCTGGTGCTGACCGCGCCGACGTCCGGCTTCGTCGCCATCGAAGGTCAGGCAACCATCGGCACCATCTCCGACGGCGCTGGCAACATCGTCATCGATGAGATGACGGTCGGCGTCGACACCACCGAGGACGAGGTGCACGACTACGAGATCGTGCTCGATGATACCTCACTGCTGATCGGCAAGCAGGTCACCATCGTGCATGCAACGCTGGAGCATGGCTGATGGCGACGGCCCAACGCAGGATATCTTCACACCGAACTCACATCGGCCACGTTGAGAACGCCGGGTGCATAATCCCCGGCTCCGTCGAGGTCGGTTTAGGAGATGTCGATGCCCACTGTCAATGACAGCAAGCCAGTCGACGTGCGCGTCGATGCAGTGTTCGGCGAACCCGTGGTGCTGAAGCCGATGAAAATTCAGGAGGGCGGCTATCGCGCATCGGTGCCCGATCCATCGCGCGTCGAGGTGATCGCTACCGGCATCTATGACACCACGCGCGGTTCGGAGGGCGGCGGCGCTACCACGATCCACCGGCAGGCCACGGTCGACACCATGCTCTCGATCCGGCTCGAACCCTGCGAGCAATGCGACCTGAAGAAAGGCGACCGGGTTTATTTTCCGGATCGCGACGAAACCCACGAGGTGACGTTCGTGCATCCGGATTACAGCGGAAGGTGGGATGTGCACATGGTCAGGGTTCTGGAATGAGCGTCGTTCGCATGCTGACACGCATGAGCGCGGTGGCAGCATTGCGCGGCCAGACGTGGGCCGACAAGCGCGTGTTCGATTCCGACAACACGCCGCTCTCCCAAGCGCTGATGCTGAACGAGGCGGCCAAGCCCTACATCGTGGTCTACACCGACAGCGACAACCGGATGGAGCAGAACGGCACCGACATCTACGGCATGCGGCGCGAACTCAATCTGGTGCTGGAGATCGGCGTCGCATCCAAGGTCGAGGGCACCACGGGCGACGCGCAATTGAAGATTCCGCTGACCGATGAGGGCATGGAGCTTGCGCTCGACATGGTCGAGGAGCAGGCGCTGGCGGCGATGTTCGCCTCGCCCGATAATGATTGGTCGGAATTGCTGAAGTGCTTCGTGCTGCGCATCGAGCGGCTGACCGGACAGCGTGGCGCATCCGGAGATCGCGACCGGCGCTGGGCGGCGCGCCAGATCGGAATCGTCTGCGATGTGATCTCCGATCTGCCGCCGGGCGTGCCGGTGCCGGAAGATCATCCGATCAACCGTTTCATCCAGTGCGCCCAGATGCATCCCGAGGCAGACATGGATCACGCGGCGGAAATCTGCGCGGCGCTTGCTTCGCGAGAGGGAGCGCCGGAATGGGAGAAGGTGCAAGCCACGCTTGGCGTGCGCAGGATAGCAATCCGCGCCATCGGGCTTGCACCACTTTCGTCCGAGCTTGCAGTGACCGCGACGGCCTACGGCGACGACCTGACCGACAGACGCGGCGAGGCACCGATCCTGCGCAGGCTCGGGCTCGATGACGTCCAGATGGAGAAGGACGAGAGCGTCGGCCTGATGGACGAACAGACCATCGAGACCAACGTCGTCACCAGCGTGCCGGTCGAGAAGCCGGACAAGTTCAAGGCCGACGGCGAGGTCGAATGAAGATCGCTGTCGATGCCAGTGATCTGAACAATTATTCGCGGAAGCTGACCAAGGCTGAACAGGGCACCACGCCGTCGCTGATGGTCGGCCTTAACGAGGTCGGCGACGGTCTGGTGTCGGTATTGTCGACATCACTATCGAGAGACACCGGGCTCGCTGTTGAGCAGGTGCGCGGCATGATCACGGTAAAGCGCGCCAGCAAGAACAGCCTGAGTTACGACGTCATCGTCAACAACCGTTTGCTGGAGGACGACCCGAGCACGCTGGAGGGCAGGCGCGAGAGCCGCGACTTCGGCACGCGGCAGCCGGGCTCGCTGGTCATCGTCGTCTCCAAGAACGACGAGCTTGTCTGCATGGATTGCGAGGAGTTGCAGGCCGCAGGTCCGATGCCAATCGAGATCGCGCGCGAGCACATCCCGAAGCATCCGCACTGCCGCTGCGTGATCATGCCGTACGTGCCGAGAGGCAGGCGGCTGCCGGTGACGATGACATCGCTGTCGGGCACCAGCGCATCGCGACGAACGGGAGGACGCCGACAGAACGCCGACATGACGTTGCGACAGCTTGCGCAGGACATCCTGAACAAGACCGCGACCAAGATCAGGATCGAACTGAAGTGAGGCATCATGGCTGACGACTATCAGCGCATCATCGCACAGATCGCAGACCTGCGGCGTCAGATGTCTGAACAGACGCAGCACGGCACGGTGCATGAGGTGAAGGGCACCAAGATCAGGATGCTGCTCGGCAAGAACAAGCAGGGCAAGGAAGTGCTGTCGCCGTGGATCAACACCGGCAACATGCGCGGCGGCGCTCGCGAGCAGCGGTTCTACAAGAAGGGACAGAACGTATCGATCTTCGCGCCCGGCGGCGATGTCGCGCAGGGCATGCTGATGCCGTACGCGCCGAACAAGGACTTCAAGACGCCGGAGCACGCCGACGGCTCCGGTCAGGACGAGGAGAGCTATCAACTCGAAGACATGCGCGCCAAGCAGACCAAGGAAGGTTTTGACAACTGGCTGCAGCCCGATGAGGACGACAAGAAGGGCGGCCAGCAACAGGGCGGCCAAGGCGGCGGTGGTGGTGGCGGTAAGCAACAGAAGAAGGGCCACGTCGGCGGCGACAAGGCGGTGATGAAAGCCCGCATGAACAAGGAGACCGGCCACACGCTGCGCGTCGGCAAGGACAGCCGTGTAGCAGCGGCAAAGGACGGCGCGAAAATCCGGATGGGCTCAGATTGGGTGGTGGTGTCGAAGGGCAAGATCATCTTCTCGAAGCCGCCGATCCTCGGCAAGGACCCGATCAAAAACGACGACAAGTAACTCAACAGGAGAAGCGACATGCCAATGGTTCAGACCCCGCGCATTCTGCACAAGTTCTACATCTACGACCCCAATGTCAGCGACACGCTCGGCGGCCTGACCGTGAAGCAGGACAGGGACGACAAGGGCAACCCGAAGGAAGGCACCAAGCACGTGCTCGCCGTTGCGCAGCAAGTGCAATACTGGATCGATCAGGGGCTGATGGGCGACAAGCCGGTCGGCGAGATCGGCGAGGCCGCCAAGAAGATGCTGGCGCAGGTCACGCGCGGGCGCAGCGAGGACAACGACGCCGATCCGAAGCGGATTCCGAGGTACGACAGGCGCATCCAATCCGGCGCGCCGATGTTCGCTGGCGTCGGCGGCTACTCTGGACGGCAGACCCGCAGCCACAAGGGCAAGAAGCAGGAGCCGTTCACGTCGACCAACCCGGACAACCCGCAGGCGCAGGCCAAACCAGAAGGAGGTCCGCGCGACAAGCGGGTGCCGCCGACAACGCCGCCGAGGTAAGCGGCGATGGCGAACGAACTCTACGATCCCACCTCGGACATGTGGCCAGACCTTCGCTATGGCCGCATCGTTCTGAACCCTGTGCGCATCGGCATGGACCGGATCACCGGCAAGATGCTCACCGGGTGGGATCACGTCGAGCAATCGATGTTGCTGATCTTCTCGACGCGATACCACGAGCGGGTGTTGCGTCGGTGGGTCGGTTCGTTCGTGCCTCACCTGATCGGCGAGAACGCGACCGAGACCACGATCTGCCGGTTCTACTGGGCGATCTCCACCGGGCTCGATCTGTGGGAGCCGAACTATCGCATCCAGCGCGTGCGCGTCGGCAAGCGTGCCGATGGCTCCGGCCTGACCTCGCCGGAGGAGCTTCGCAGGGGCGAGCTAACCACATCGATGGATGGCATCTACCGGCCACGCGGCCACCTCGGCAACGACACGCCGCAGGTGCGACGCGCCACCGGGCTGGTGTCGCGCGGCTACAATCTCTGGGAGCGGCAGGGAGGTTACATCTCCGGCGCTCCGCCGCTCGGCATCGGCACCACACCCAACATTCCGCCGGGGAGCCAATTATGAGCGACGTCTACATCCAAGGCGGCGGACAGGCACTGGCCGACAGGCTGACCGATAGAATCTCGGTCATCCTGCCAGCCAACCTGCAGCCGATGATCGTGCTGGAGAAGCTCGACGTCGAGCAAATCCTCGCTGACCGGATGGCGCGGCTGAAGCAATTGTGGATGCAGTACGATCCGCCGGTTGCTGCGCAGTACGACGTCGAGGAGCTTGAGTTCGATCCGATCAAGATCAACCAAGAGGCGTGCAGCTATTTCGAATTGATGCTGCGGGATCGCGTCAATCAGGCGGCTCGCTCGATCACGCTGGCCTACGCCATCGGTACCGATCTCGATGCTATCGCCTCGCGCTATCCCGGCGGCGTTCCTCGCCTGCCGGGCGAGAGCGACGACCGCTATCGTCGGCGCATCTGGCTGTCGCCAAACACGTTGTCACCGCATGGCACGGCGGAAGCCTACGAATTTTGGGCGCTCACCGCGCTGCCGTCACTACGCGACGTAACGGCCATTCGCTCAGTGCAGCACGATTACTATCCGACAATCCTGATCACCTGCCTGAAGGAGCCGCCTGCCGGTCCGAAGCCGACGGATGAAGAGCTTGTGACGATCCGCGCCTACATCCAGAGCCTGTCGCGCATGGCGCTGACCGACGTGATCTCGGTCAACCCGCCGAAGATCAGGGAGATCGAATACAAGATCGTGGTGTGGCTGTATCCCGGCACGGCGCAGGACCAGACCATCACCAAGATCAGGGACAACATCGCAGCGCTGATCAACGACCAATACTGGCTTGGCCACGATCACAGCCACACCGCGATCCATGCGGCGTGCCGGATGAGCGGCGTGCATCACGTCGACATCGTTTCGCCGGAAGACAACGTGTTCGTGCCGCTGGATTGGCTGGTCAGGGTCACAAGCCTGTCGATCACCTACGGCGGGCGCGCCCTATGAACGACATCGTCACAGAGGGGCTGATCAAAGCACCCGGTGCGAAACTGCTCTATCGTTCGGCGTCAGGTCTCGAAAAGGCGATGGCCGACGTCGACGGTGAGCGGCTGATCGGCACCTATGCCGAGATCATCATCGACCAGTGGGACCCCTACAAGATCAGCTACAACAACCTGCCCTATCTCGGCTACGCGCAGGGCGTGCTGTTGTGGGAGGAGGGCTGGAGCGAGAGCACGCAACGCGAATGGGTGGCGCGGCAGTTCGAATACAAATCGCTGCGCGGCACGCAGGCCGGAATCGAAATGGCGCTCCACTACAGCGGGCGGGATTTCGTCGGGCCGGTCGGTTACGAGGTGGTGCAGGCGATCCGTCCGCCGCAGGCGTTCTTCGCCTCGCCCTCGATGGACAAGGCGGCCTACGATTTCTGGATTCACATGATGCCGTCGATCCGCATCACCTTCGAGGAGGGGATCGGTTGGGACGGCGTTGATGTGCTGTATTCCGACAAGGGCGGCGTCAACGATTTCGTCGGGCTCGATGATGGCGAGGCGCTGCACGGTCGCAAGGCGTATCTGCGGCTGCGGACCGGGCAGGACATCCCGCTGCAAATCTACACCTTCACCAAAGAGATCAACGGCGTCGCCTCGGTGGACTTCGAGCAGATCGCGTTGCCGGGGCAGGCCGGTCACGCCATCATGACCGAGGACTTCGTTAACGATGAGAGGTTCGTCTGTGCTGAAGCCATCGTGCCGAAGCTGATCACGGTGCGCGTCGACGGCAGCTATAGCCACGAGCAGAGCCAACTGCATCTCGACATGGTGCTGCCCGGGCTTGAGCCTATCGATGTGCGCTATGAGCGCAATAGCGACATCGGCTGGGGCAATTCGTTCTTCTTCGTCGGCGATTGGAGCGACAGCCGCAACATCACGCACCCGAGTGACCTGCCGCATCCTGATCACGAGCTTCCAGACACCATCCCGCGTCCGGAGCACCCGATAGTGCTGCCGCCAACGCCGCCGAACACCGTTCCTTATCCGGTACCGCCGGTCCCCGTCGTCTACTACGCCGACGCCGGATACGACGCCGCGCGCATGCTGGCTGATCGCATCTTCCTGTACGACCCTGACATCGTCGCGACCATCACTGGCGGCATCTCCTATGTCGGCGTCGATTACGTCTCATGGCCCGCCTACACGGCGGACCTGATGATCCACCTTCATGCCGATGACGATTGGTGGAGTTGGTTCGGTGATGAAGGCTTCACCACCGACGACAATTACTTCGCGAGCGCAGTCGACATGGCCGACTTCGACCGCGCTAGCCGAGCCGTCGTCACTTCACAGGCGCTGAGAGATCGTGTGCGCGTTGCCTACGACCCGACGCGCCTGATCGAGCTACGCGAACGCGCTTACAACGAAACCACCATTGACCAGCAAGTCGTGAACTTGCTCTAGGAGAGGCAGCATGGAACGGAAAGTTAATATCCAAGATTGGCAGAAGGTCACGGTCGAGGACTTCAACAACTTCGGTTTGTTTCCACGCGCCTCGTTTGATCACATCGTGGCGGATACTCTCATCCCCGGCATGGCCTACACCGGCTTCACCACGGTGCAGACCGCGCCTGCGGTGGTCACCGTCGGCAACGGCAGGCTCTACCACAACGGTCTGGTGTTCTATAACGACAGCGAGGGCGGATCGTCACTCGACATGCTCGGCGTGCTGCCGGTGGTGACGCGGCGCTATGTCGGCGTGGTGGCGTGGGGCCAAGAGATCGAGACCGATACCGAACCGAGAACCTTCCTCACGGACCCGGTGACCCGCGCCACGGTGGCGCGTGTGGTCTCGACCGAGAACCGCAGGTGGGCCAACGTCTCGACCGTGATCGGCGCTGAAGGCCCGGACCCGCAGCACCCGAGCGTGGCGTCGAACACGCTGGCGGTTGCATGGATATTGCTGGACTCTACCGGCATCGTCTCGATCCAGATGGTGGACGAAAACCGCGCGCCGAACGTTACCGATCTCGATGCCCGCATGAACGAGATGGATGCGTGGCGCACGCAAACCGCGTCACGCCTCGACACGCTGGCGACCGACATGGCTGCGCTGGCCGCCCGGTTGAACGGCACCGCTGGAATGAAGTTCGTGCTGCAGATCGCAGCCGACGTTGCACGCGTGAAGGAAAAGAGCGGGCTGCCTGACACCTATTCGTCTTGGGGAGCCGATCATTTCCTGACGCCTGACGAGACCGATCTGTATCACGTGGATTATCTGGCCAAGGTGGAGGAAGGCATTCGCTTCCCGAACGCAGCCGAACGTGATGCGCAGTTCGCATTGCTGAACCCGATGGACCCCGGAGTAATCAACCAAGCCAACTTTGTGCTGCCGGTCTACGATCAGGTAGTTCGCATCGAGGTGCTCGGTAAAGACTCCGAGATGTCGATCTCGCAATATCAGTACCAGACGATCTCATGGGAGCTTTGCGCCAAGACCCGCACGCGAATTCGGTGGGGCACGCCATTCGTGGTCTGCTCCAATGGCTGGTGGTGGTTTGCACCAGCCGGTCATGACTACGGCACCGGCTTCCTGCAATCCCATGAACAATCAGGCGTCGGCGGCTATACGCCGAACACTGATCTGATCTACGACCCGGTCAGGAACATCCTGACGCGCGGCACCGAGACCTTCCAAATCCTCGATGTGATGGACAACCCGAGCCACACGGTTCTCCGGCTGGTGCAGTTCTGGGTCGATGAGATCATCGACAGCTATTACTGGCGGCAGGTGGTCACCATCGAAGGCCTGTCCGGGTCGGTGATCTCACAGACCTACCTGAACTCTCAGGGCGGCTGGATGACCGGTGTTGATATCTTCTTCACGCGTATCGCCACAACCGGCGACGTTCACTGCCTAATCTGCGAATGCAACGCGGCGGGCGCTCCCAACTTCGAGCGGACCATCGCGCGCTCGACGCTCACTGCGGACCGGCTGCGTGCGCCGCCGAACGGTACCAAGTTCGACTTCATCCCAACCTATCTTGCCAAAGGCCAGCGCTACGCCATTGTCCTGCAGACGCCGGGCAACCACTTCGTCGCGCTGGTGCACAACAACAAGTTCGCGCAGGGCTCGATGTTTCAATCGAGCGATGGGGCATGGTCGGTCGGCGATCTCACCAAGGACCTGTCGTTCCGGCTTTACTTCGCGAGATTCCGCACCACGCAGTGCACCACGCAATTGCTGTCGCTCGAATTGAACGGCGGAATTTCTGCCATCGATCTCAATTTCGACAGCACCAAGCCGCCCGGAACAGCGATCAATTTCGAGGTGCAGGTCAACGGAATCTGGCGGCCTCTCGGCTACTATCACGAAGGCAACCCGTTGGTAGCTCTGCCACCGCTGTTGCCGTTCAGGGTCACCCTGCTTGGCACCACGGACGAAATGCCGGGCTTTGGTGTTGCGTCCAACTCGCGTTCGCTGACAACGCGTCCGCGCTCGGACTTCCGCCACATCTCTACCGCCCGCACCACGCCCGGTCCGGTGACCACGGTGTACTGCGACTTCCGTCTGGAGTCGTGGCGTGGCGCTCCATACCACAGCTTCACGCCACGGCTGTTGGTGGGCGCGGGCTACGTCAACGCGAGGACGCCATCGCTGATCCAAGACGAGGTTTCTCCGGATGACCCGACGGTTCTGGTGAGAAGCTGCACGTGGAATCTCGCTGCGCTCGGTGGCGTCGCCATCACGGCCTACAAGATCAGGTCCGAGGGCACCACCGATAACGTGAACGCCCTTTTCTTGGTGGGCGAGCGCGTCGACATCGCCATCGCTTAAAAGGGAGAACTCAATATGGCTACGGATAAATATCCGCAACGCAACGTCAACATGCCGATGGAAGAGGGAGCGCTGGCGGCGGCGCGAGCCCGGCTCGATCCGGGTGGAGCGCCGACAGGGCTCATGCCCTATGTGCCACAGGACGGCAAGGGCTCGCGACGTGAAATACGCAAGGGGGAATGGGTCGATGACCGGGTGATGGTGATCGGCTCTCCGACGTCGTCCCCGTCGAAGGACTCGCCGCCGGAATGGAAGAAGAGCGGTCGAGCGTTGCCCACCTTCACCGCAGGGAAGGTCTATCAGGTCACGCTCGGCAAGGCCTGCATCTTCGCCGGTCGCGCACTGGCTCCGGCGAAGAGCTACCAGATGACCGGCGAGACATGCCTCGATCCAGAAGTGCAACCGTGCATCGTTGACGCGGTCGAGCTTGGCGACACGCCGGTCGACCCGGACGTGCCATCGAGCCCGGACGTGACGCCAGAACCGGAGCCGGAATCCACCAAGGCCAAGAAGAAGGCGTGACCACATGGCACTGAAGCGGCTTGACGAAGAGTTCGAGCTAAAGCCCGGCACGCAACTGCTTCCCTACATGAAGCGGTTGCTGCCGTCGCTGGAAGGTCGCTTCCAGAATCTGGAATCGACGCAAGACCTTCTCGCTGGCGTCAACGAGGAAATTCGCGCCGCCGCGCTGTTGCGGATGAACGAAATCCTGATCCCGGCCACCAAGGACATCTTGGAGGTCACCCAGCTTGGATTCCTGCTCGCGCCGGTCGATGGCGAGTACGAACTGGTCATGGGGTACATGACGCTGCAGATCGAAGAAGGTGTGCAGCGTGAGACCTTCACGCCATCGCCTTATCTGATCATCGAGCACACGCCTGACGACTACGCCATCGCGCGCACGATGTCGTACGATCAGGAGCTTGGCATCCTTGAGATCATGATCACGGCGCTGCATGGAGACCCGGGGCCGCACAGCGACTGGGTAGTGTCATCGACACCGGGCATGGCGGATTCCACCAAGCTCTATCACGACGCGGTCGGCCCGATGCACGACACGGTGGTGGCGGACCACGCCGAAGTCGTCACCATGTATAATTCGATCCTCAGTGTTGCGGAGGATTTGGAGGGGGCCGGTATCGATCTCTTCAACTACGTCCGCAAGGACGGCACCACGGCGTTCACTGCGGTGCAGCCCGGCGTGCATCCGAACATCAACTCGAACGACAACATGCTGGCGACCACGGCATGGACCCGTGCCCGGATGAACGAGTATCTGATGGGATCGATGTCGTCATCGGGCGCGGTGATGACCGGCCCGCTGTATCTGTTCGGTCCGCCGTCACAACCGACGATGGCGGCGACCAAGGCCTACGTCGATGCGATCATCGGCGCTGGCGGCACGGTCGGCAATATCCTGACGATCACCACATCAAACCCGGCGCTGCGGCTGCGATCCACCGCAACCGGAGAGCATCGCATGATAGAGGCGCTGTCGGTCGACGGCGTCAGGCGATGGGTGCTGTCTCTCGCTGATACCTCACCAGAAGGCGGCGGCAACACCGGCTCCAACGTTTCGTTGCTGCGCTACGCCGACAACGGCGTCTTCATCGATACGGCATTGAGCGTCAACCGCGCCAACGGTGCGCTCAGCGTCAAGGGCCTCAACTATAACGGCACGTTCTCCGGTATCGGAAACGTCGACATCACCGGAATCGTTACGCTGTCCGGCGCACTTAACGCTGGCGGCAACGTCAAAGCCGGGTCCGGCACGCTGGAGCTTGGCCAGACCGGCACCAAGTACATCAGCTATAACGGCACCGACTTCGCCTTCGTTGGCGGATCGGCGTTGACAGCCATCAAGGCACCGCAAGGTTTTTCCGGGGTGAACTGGAATTCTTCGTTTCAGAGCACGCCAGTATCAGGATGGTTGTTCGGCGGCGAAACCAACGCTGCCGCCAACGCACCAAATGCAGGCTGGTGGTTTCAGGCCAACCTGCGCCACGGCAACGCCAGCAATTTCTGGGGCATGCAACAGGCTTGGGGCTGGGAAGATAACCCCAATGAGTTGTGGACCCGCAACTGGAGCGGTGGCGTTCCGGGTGCTTGGGTGCGCTTTCTAAACTCCAGCAATTTCTCGCTCTATGCACAGCCGAGGGACGTGCAACTGTTCTCCACGGTCCCTGCCTACGCCATCCCGCACGGCTACTGGACGGTCGGTACCGATCAGGGCAAGTGCCTCGTCATGTACGTCAATGGCGGACAGTGCACCATCAACGGCGGGCTCTATCCGGTCGGCACCACCATCACCTACGCCAACCGCGCAGGCACCTGCTACATCAACAACACCGAGACGATGTTTCGATCCGGTGGCAACAGCTACGCTGGCAACCACACGCTCGCGGTCAACAGCATCGCCACCGCGATCAAGACCGAGGGCGGCGTCTGGATCATCTCCGGAGCGCTGACCTAAATGGCCGGTGCGCAGCAAGCGAGTTTGTTGACCGGTGGAAGGCAGCGACCGGCGACGTTCGACTGGCTCGTTGTGGCCGGTGGTGGTTCTGGCGGTTGGGGCACGGGAGGTGGTGGCGGCGGCGGTGGTGTTCTCGAAGGCACATCCGCGATGAACGCTGGCGGCTATCCTATCGAGATCGGCGGCGGCGGCTCTGGATATAGCGGCGCTGGCTACACCGGAGTCAACGGCGGCAACACGTACATCCACGGCGTCGTCGGCGTCGTCGGCGGCGGTGGTGGTGGCGGAAGCTGGTCGCCATACGTGGCCTCGGCCAGCAATGGCAATGGCGGTGGCTGCGGCGGTGGTGCTGCCTACACGACCGGGCAGGGCGGTGGCACACCCGGTCAGGGATACGATGGCGGCAGTAGCGCCGGAGGATACGCTGCGGGCGGCGGCGGCGGCGCTGGCGGCCCCGGTGGTTCACCAACCGGTCCATCCGGCGGCGGCGGTCCCGGCAGAGGTTGCTTCAACGGCGGCACCTATGGCGGCGGCGGTGGAGGTGGCGGTCCCTCGCACATCCAGCCGCAAGCTCCCGGCGGCTCCGGCGGCGGCGGTTCTGGTGGCCTGAACGGCAACGGCAATCCCGGCGCGGCCAACTCTGGCGGCGGCGGTGGTGGTGGTTGCTACACCGGCATATTCGGATCGCCGCAATACTTCCACGGCGCAGCGGGCGGCTCCGGCATCGTTGTGATCCGCTACCTCGGAAAGCCGTGGGCGAGTGGCGGCGCTGTGTGGGAGAGCGGCGGCTACACCTATCATCAGTTCACCGGGAATGACACTTGGTCTGTCCAGTAACCCATCTGTGGAGATCACATGGCTGACACTGCATTCTTCGAAGGACGACAGACCACACCAGTGCCGCCTGCGCATGCGGTCCCGCAACCATCGCCGCTGCAGATGCTGGCGACCGCGATGGAGTGCAACCCGGTCGGCTCGGTGATGATCACACCCATAGTGCAGGACCAGTTGGTGGGCGACTACGTCCGCGAGATACGAGTCTTCTCAGCGCCTGCAGCGCACGCTGAGCCGATCATGGTGCTGTCGGTGAGGCTGCACGCGCTGACCATCAAGGCTCTCGAAATATCAACCCCCGCTCACGTGATCTGAACGATCCCAACAGGAGAAACCAGAATGGCTGACCCAGTATTCGGCATTAGCATCCGCAAAGTCGATGAAGGCGCGCGTCCGGTATTGGGCGCTGACCTTTCGACCATTGGAATCATCGGCCCGGCACCGCTCGCGGACGCGGCGCTGTTTCCGTACGATACGCCGATCTTCCTGAACTCGAACGACACCAACAAGACGCGCAAGCTCGGCGAGTTGGGTTATCTGTCCGACGCGGTTCGCGGCGTCAACGATCAGCTTGGCGAGACGCAATTCGCCGCGCGCATCGTTATCGTCCGCACGCCGGAAGGCATCGATCCCGATCCCTCGATCAAGATGCAGCAAACGATCTCGAAGATCGCTGGCGACAGCCTGACCGGGACCGGGATGTGGGCGTTCCTGAAGTCGTCACAGAAGCTCGGCTTCACGCCGCGCATCCTGATCGCGCCGGGCTATACATCGCAGATGGCGAACGGCGTCGGTGCCATCGAGCGCACCGCGCCGGGCGAGGGTTACCTCACTGATCACATGTATCCGCTGACGTTCTCCGGCGGCGGACCGAACGCGGTGCAGGCGCAGGGGCATGCCTTCGGCCTGTCCAATGGCCAGCTTGGTGCGGTCCAGCTTGAGATGCCGGGCGCATGGTACGACACGCCGCCCACCATCGTGGCACCTCCTCCGGGCAATCAGGCGGCGTCGGCAGCGGTGGATTCTGGCGGCATCGGCTACGGCGTCGGCGAGCAATTGATCCTGCCGAACCAGATCATCCTCGTCGTCGCCACCGTCGGCGCTGGCGGCGAGGTGCTGACCACCACGGTGGCCAACCCGGGCTTTGTCGTCGGCACCACGACGCCGCCAACGGCACCGTTGGATGTCACCGCTACCAGCGGCAGCGGCACGGGTGCCGCCTTCATCATCACATGGGAAGAGACCGGCGAGCTTGCGACCTACACAGCGACCATCGTCTCCGGTGCCAACCCGGTGGTTGCTGGCGCGACCTCGATCTGCAACCAGCTTCTCGCGCACATGATCGTGGAATCGTCGGGCTCTTCGCTGCAGAACGATCTCGATTGGCGCGAGACCATGCAGAGCCATCGCCTGATCCCGCTCTCCGGCGGTTGCCGTGTGATGGACCCGGTGACGTCCTACATCGTAATCCGTCCGCTGGCATCGCGCATGGCGGGCATCATGGTGCGGCGCGACCACGAGACCGGCGCGCCGTTCCATTCGGCGGCTAACCAAGCGGTGCAAGGCATCATCTCTCCGAACCGAGAGATCGGTTTCAACCTCACCGACAGTGCGAACGAGGCGCAGGAATTGTTTGCTGCGAACATCGGCGCGCTGATCCGTGGCGAGGTCGGCGACGACTTCGCCATCGCGTCGGGCGGCTTCGTGCTGATCTCGACCGACAATGCAGGCGAAGACCCGCTCTGGCAGATGTACAACGTCATGCGTGGACGCGACTACATCCACCTCGGCATGCTGCGCTCGCTGCGATACTTCCTTGGCCGGTACAACATCATCGGCCACACCGTGCAGGCGATCCTCAACACCATGAGGTTCTTCCTGCGCGACCTGCAGGCCGATCAGCACATCCTCGGCTATCAGGTCAACTTCCGGACCGAGGGCAACTCGCCTGAACAGATCAGGCTCGGCCATCTCACCGTCGGCTTCAAGGCAGAAGAGCCGCCGGTCCTCAAGCACATCACCATCGAATCCTCGCGCTATCGCGAGGCTATCGATGCAATGGTGGCCGATCTCGCCACGCAACTGAACCTCGCATCCTCGTAACCCGCTCGCGAAGGCGGGTGGCGGCGGACAGCACGAACTGACGTGCTTCAAACTGTAGGGGCGACTGCAAGCGCCCGTCCGCCAACTTTTTTCCGGAAACCGAAAAGGAAGAACCTATGGCCAACGCAACGATCTACGTCATGGAAAGCGCCAACCTGATCTGCGGTGACACTCGCGGCTCAAGCGCTCCCGGCATCTCGACCCATCTGGTGCTGCAGGAATTGAAGCTGCCCGGGCTGGAAGAGAACTACGTCGACCACGCTCCCGGCGGCGCATCCATCGCCATCGAGATTCCAACGCACATGAACAAGCTGGAATCCACCTTCAACCTCGCAGGCTGGGACCCGGCGTTGATGGCCTACATCGGCCAGAACGATCCCTACTATCAGCGCTTCACCGCCTACGGCCTGATCCGTGACCGGCGCACCAGCAAGGCGCTGCAGGCAATGGCGATCATGGAGGGCCGTCTCGGTCGCGTGAACCCGACGGCGTTCTCGATGGGCAACCTGATGGCGCACGAATACTCCATCAAGAGCATCGTGTCGTACCAGCTTTACATGCAACTGTCCGAGAACGGCCAGTTGGATGAAATCTACAACTGGGATTTCTTCACTTCGAGCCGACGTATCGGTGGCAAGGAAACCAACCGTGACATGATCACGATGCTGGCTATTCCGGGCAACGCCGTCGACACCGAAGGCCCGGCGGTAGGCGGCGGGTTTAACGCGTGACCGTCGGTGAACTGATCTCGTGGCTACAGCGCCATGATGAAAAAAAGCGTGTAGTGGTGGCCGACACCGATGGTGCCGGTCCCGTGGCTAACGTTGAGTTCGTGGATCAAAGGGTCGATAAGGGTGAACCTGTCATCACCATTTGGGTCCACAGATGATCACCCACCACGCAACCGGCGGACGCACCATCGAGCTTTTCGTTCCGTTCGAGCACAACAAGAAGCGGATCGAGAGCATCACGCTCGCTCCGCTTCGGTTCGGCCACGCGCTGCGCTGGAGCGAAGGCGCGTGGAAAAGCATGGTCGAGCTTCTGGTCGAGCTTGCTGGCGTCGAGGAAGCGATCATTCGCGAGCTACGTTATCCGGACGCTGACCGGGTGATGGAAGCGTTCATGGGCATGCTGACGCCGGAGATACGCGACGACCTCACCAACGGTCGCATCCCGATGAAGCAGGAGACCTATGAGGAGGAGGAAGCGCCGCGCGCCACCAATGGCAGCGGCATTGCACAGACCGCGCCGGGCATTCCGTTGCCGCCGCAGTTCGACACGCAGCCGGGCTTCGATATGAGCGAAGAACCGTAAAGGGCCGACATGGTCGACAACACCTCCAAGATCACATTAACCGGCGAAGACAAAACTGCGGCTGCGTTCAAGTCGGCGCAGAAGAACACGCGCGACCTGACCACCGAAACGCAAAAGCTGATCGCCGCCATCGAGAAGAGCGGCAAGGTCAGTGACACAGCGATGCGCGCGCTGCAGGTGCGCACCAGAGAAACGAAGAGCGGACAGGAAGGCTATCTCAGGCTCCTGCAAAACCACATCCAGTTCAACGCCGAGAGCGCAGCCGCCGCCAAGAAACGGGCCGATGCCGAGGCCGCCGCAGCCAAGGTCTCTCAGGATGCAGCGGCAAAGGACGCTATCGCGAAGAAGCGGCAGACCTCGCTTGTTCGAGAGCTAGGCGACGAGCTTCAATCGATGGTGACGCGCTACGCCAGCGTCGCTACCGCTGCCGATCTCGCGCGCCGCGCCTACCTCAATTTCGCCGACACCGAAAAGAAGATGGCGCTGTTGCAGAACAGGACCCGGATGACGGCGGCTGCCATCGGCGAGGTCAAGGACAGGCTCACCGAGACGGCGAGAGCGACGTCGACCGATTGGGACAAGACCTATGAGGGAATGGAGCGGCTGCGCAACGGCCTGAAGATCACGGCGAAAGAAGCCGCCGATCTGGCACCAAGGCTCAACATGGTCGCCAAGGGCATGGACGTCGATCCCGGCAACCTTGCCAAGCTCACCTCCGATCTGATGCGCAACCTCAACATCCCCGCGAGCGAGTTCGCGCGCACGATGGAGATGATCGGCGAGCTAACGCGCAGCGGCAACCTCGACATCAAGGACCTGATCGCCAACGGCTCGGAGCTAGCCGAGGTGGCCAAGCAGATCGGCTACGGCGGAGAGAACGGTCTGGCGCGGATGGGAGCGCTGCTTGAGATCGCCACCGATCAGATGGGCGACACCTCAAAGGGCGCAGTGCTGTTGAAGAACACGATGCAGAGCCTCACCTCCGGTAGGGTCGGCGACGTGTTCGGCATGCCGGAAAGCCAGTGGCAGGAGCAGATCGAAAACATCAAGAAGCGCGGCGGCGACGTCACCGCGTTCGTGATCGATAATTTCAGAAAGGTGCGCGACAAGGAAGCTGCCTATCGCAGGCTTGAAAAGATCGACGCCAGAGAGGCGCTGTTCCTGCGCAAGATCATGGAAGCCGACAACAACGGCTTGATCGGCGAGCGCATCAGATTGCTGAAGGAAGCTGCCGAGCAAAGCCGTGCTGTCAAGGATGGCATCGCCATCGACAAGACCGCGTCCGGTGGCATCGAGGGCCTGATGGTGAATCTCAAGGAATTGTCGAAGACGTTCGGCGAATTTCTGGTCAACATCGGCGCGCCTGAAGCCATCATCATCTTTACCGCAAAGCTGAAGGGGCTCGGCGAGACGCTCAAATACGTTGGCAGTTGGGTGAAATATATCACTGGCGGCTTCAAGGGCGAGGCACCGAACTTCAGCCTCGTCGGTCCGCACGGGCTGCGGATACCGCACTTCTCCAACGAAGCCGCACCCGGCGTGAGCGGACAGTTCGAGCTTGAAGAGCATAAGCGGCGACAGGAGGAGCTTGAGAAGAAGCTGACCACGCCGCCGTCGCCGCCCGGACCGAACCAGAACCTGTACCAGCGCTCGTCGTTCTCCAGTAGCGCGAAGGATGCAGCGGCGTGGGTTGCTTCAAAGGCCTACGGCTACAGCCGCGAAGACCTGAAGCAGCGCGGCACTCCCGGCAGTGGCGGCATACGCGGTGAGGGCGGACCCGGCATCGGCATTGGTCGCGGTGCTCTGCCGGGCGGTGGCTACCAGAACGCCATGTATGGCGGCAGTTCTGATTCCAAGTTCTTGCCAGCGAATTTCCGTGGCTCCGGCGGCGGCTATGGTGGCGGAGGTGGTGGCGGTGGCGGAGGGGGCGGCGGTCCATTCGAGCGCGCTGGTCCTGCGGCTGGCTACGGTGGCGGCTCATCGTATGGCGGCGGTGGCGGCAGCAAGATCGAAGGTGGCGGAGGTGGCGGCGGCGGCACACCCGGCGTCGGTGCTGCGCGTGGCCGCGTTGGCAAGGGCGGCGATCCGCGCGGCATGGAGCAGCACATCCGTGAGACGGCGAAAAAATACAACATCGATCCAGACACGGCGGTGGCGGTCGCGAAGTCGGAAGGGCTCGGCACGTTTCAGTCGTCTGTGAAGCGAACAGGCAAGGGCAGCTACAACGGGCGCGAGGATAGCTGGGGTGCCTTCCAACTCTACATGGGCGGCGGCCTCGGCAACGCCTATCAGAAGGCGACCGGCAAAGACCCGCGCGATCCGGCCAACGAAAAGGACACCATCGACTTTGCGCTCAAGCACGCCAGCAAGCATGGCTGGGGATCGTGGTACGGCGCGCGCAACACCGGCATCGGCAACTTCGCTGGCATCGGCGGCAACCGTGGCGTCGGTGCGGAGCGCGGCAGGGTAGCTGGCGG